GTAAGAATGCCGTCCTTGGTGGTCCAGGGTCGAAGGGAGGTTATGATGGTTACCTCCAGAAACTCGTGACCGATGAGTTGGCCTGGCCTCTCACAACTGACTCCCGCGAGGAAGTCAGGGGTGAGGCCGAGCCTCCCATCGAGGATCTCGAGTCTCTGTTCAGATCTTTGCGTGGATCTGTTCCTACGAACCCTGCAACTGACCATCTCCTTGGACGGGCCTACAAAGCTATAGATCGCATCCGTCTCCTTGAAAGTCCAGATTATCCTGTCGGAGCCGACCCTTGGGACGACTCTTGGATCAGGACCTGGGCTGTAGACCGGGCCATGGAGTACACCGAGTTCGCTCAAGCATGTGGATGCTTGAAGACTATCAGTGAACTCGCCATGCCCCCGGTAGTCGAGACGGGTCTGGGCGGGCTTCGTGTGGTAACACACGAGGCCACGGTCATAGCTGAGCAGGGCTCTAAGGCACGCATCATTACCGTCCCTCCTCCTGGTGTCTTTACCCTTGGAGATATGGTGCGTCAGAGAGTCTGGCCGGCTGTCTTGAAGAGCGACAGCCGTGCCCGACCATTCATCGAGTCCGTTTGTGACGAGATGATGGTCAAGGACCTCCGAGGCAACAATCTCACCCTGGGTCAAGGTGAGGCCTTCTTGTCGGCAGACCTCACTAAAGCCACTGACGGTTTCTATCATAATGCGGTTCATGCCGTGCTCCGCGGTATGGCGGAAGCTGGGCTTGGTGAAGCCTGGCGACTCTTGGCAGCTGAGTCCCTCGGCCTTGGCAGCCAAGTGCATTATGTTAGGTACCGTCTTCGTGACTTCCCGGGGAGACATCAGGAGGAGATCGCAGGGAAATTCAAGGTCGTTGATATTCGCGGAAGTAAGTATGTGTACGTGCCCCTCACCAGGGGTATCTTGATGGGCACTCCGTTGTCCTTTACCATACTTACTATAATCAACGGCTGGGCTTGTGAGCCACTGGGGCCTAAGACACGTATCTGCGGAGATGACGTTGTCTCGGTTTGCAAGCCTCCTGCGATAACCAAGTACGCGGATCGCGTCCGCGATGTTGGTTCTGGGCTGCACCAAAGGAAGTCCTTCTATGGAACAAAGGGGTTCACCTTCTGCGAGGTGTTCGGACTCGGCCAGGGGCCGGTACGATTCTTCAATCCATATCCTTTGAAGCAGTTCCAGAGAGACGGTTATGGGGTTATGGACCCCGGCAAAGCGAGTAAATATGACGTGGTGCAGTGGTCCGCACTCCGCCGCGTTTGCCGAGTCCTTCTCAAACATGTCCGCGCGAGGGCACGCAGACTTGGGCGGCCCCCAGAGCTTACCGCAGCTCTGGGTGGCCTTGGCCATCCTAGCAAAGGGATGCGCGACCTCCCCAAGCCTGTGCGGGCTAGTTTGAGAACGCTTGTAGAAGATCCAAGCGTTAACCCTTTCCGGTACGTCACGAGGGTTGATACATTCTTCGCACCAGCAGATGGTGGTCTGTTTGGACGGCTTAGAGAGGACGTGTTCGACGCCTACACACCAGAGCTCGGGTGGGTAGACGAGGTCGAACATGGACGCCTCTTTGTGCCGCTCCGTCGACTCAATGCGGATTGCGCCGTGCGCACGCATAAGTTGTACTGGTCGATGGGAGGAAGGTATCGCCCTTGTGAACCAAAAGCAATGAAACCAGGAAAGCTCAAACTCCCCTTGCCTGGACCTGAGATCTATGGGAATAAAACTCCGGTACAGGATGTCGTGGTCGCCCTCCTGGGGCTCCGCGACACAAGGGGGGCTTGGCTTTCCATCGAAG